AGAGGGCTTTCGTTATTCCCGATGAGAACACGACTCCCATTTGGTTAAAAAATCACGAAAAAATACTTGACAAATAATCGGGTGTGTGGTATTATAATTATAGAAACAATTTAGTTACAAATAAAAAAATAGCTTACACTATAGTGTGTAAGCTATTTTTATTGATTTAATTATTGTATATTTTACCATTCATCAAAAGCGTATACACCAGTAGCATATCCATTACTATTAGCAAATAAAGGCATATGCACATAACCGTTAGTGTCAATTGTTATAGTATGCATAGACACATTTTCAAAATATCCCTCTACATGATATCCTATAAAGTTAATGAAAATACGGTTTAATGTAACAGTTTTTGCTGGTGTAGGGATATTACTAGGCAGTTTCATTAATATATCGCTGTTAGTGATTGCTACTTGTGTGGATATGTCAATATTTAAAGCAATAAGGTTAAGTTGTCTATTAAACATTACTTTAGCTGAATTAGCGGTAATATTACTGTTAATATTTGTAAATGTACTCCAACCGCTAAATTTAGCACCGTCAATTTTAACATTTGCATTGTTTGCATTCTGTATAGCATTATTTGCGGTTGTGTTTGCTTCATTTGCTAATTTTTTAGCATTGTTGATTTCGCTATCTTGTGTTGTATCTTTTTCCTTTAAATTTGCAACAGAACCTTCAACCGCCCCGACTCTTCCTTGTAAAGCTGTGACATTTGTATTAGCTTGTTCTGCTTTAGCTTCTGCGCTTCCTGCTGACTGAGTAGCTGTTGTTGCCACACCATTCACATTATGAATAGCTGTGTCAATTTTTGACATATCACCATTATAGTCTTGTAAGTATGTCGGTTTGTCTGTTCCAATGTACTGACTTAAATCATAATAAGCTGTTTTGTTTGTTGAACTCATATTTTTACCTCCTAAATTAACCTCTTAATATTGTATTAGCGTTGCTGTCAAAATTGTAAGCTGTGATACTCTTTGCGTCAAACTCAGACGCTGATAAGAGTAACCCGTCAAAGTTACTAGCTGTGATAGGATTATTAAAGTGTAACTCAGCTAACTTATTAATCACATTCTGATAAAAAGTATATTTTCCTGTAAACGGGTCATGCATATATAAGTTGCTGTCAACTCTGAATCTTTTTGCCCCGTATAAGTCAAAATCATACGCTGATAGATATAACCCGTCAAACTCAGCACACGTTAGATTAAGTGAATCAAACTCGTTGCATGTTAATGCAAAATATCTTAAACTATCGTATAAATCAGATAACGCCATGTTTAAACTTGTATAATAACCTTTTACAGGGTTTAAAACTACAATATGTTCGGGTATATAATTTTTAATGAAATCATAAACTTTTTCTATTTCATCATTTATATACTTTCTTGTTTCGCTGTTAAGTTTATAAATCAATACATTTAGTTCACTTATTTTTAGCGATAAATACGTGTTGACATCATCAATTTTTTTATCCAGTTCATCATCTTTTGCTGTCATATCCTCACGTATTTTATTGTTGATATCGTCAATATACTTTCTTGTGGCAGTATTTAAAGTGTCAACATAATCTCTTAAAGCGTTTACTTTTTCATCAGTGTACTTTTTATAACTGTCAGTGAAAGTATTTAGTGTTTCAATACACTCATTGACTTTGTAACCGATATAGCATAGGCACTCATAATAACTTTGCTTATTGCTATATACACTCGGCACGTCACAACAAAGTAAAGGAAATAAAGGTTTTATTTCACCAGCCATTATCTCACCTCCTATTTACCATACTTTCAAAAACAAATCTCTGCAAGCTTCTACAAGTTCTCGATTGATATTTTGTATCTGCTCACGATATTCTGCTATTGCTTCGCTTGTTGATTTACCTCTTAATCCTGTTTCTTTCGTTTCTCTGTCTCTTTTGCTGTCTTTATTATCGTTTCCTGCATGACTATTTTTTGCGTTTGTTGTAGTATTATTGACGGTTTCACCTCTACTCATAGTGCTTGCATAATCTTCTGTAGCCACGGTCACCTGTGGATTGTCACTGTCAATATTTTGATAGTTTTGGCTGTTTTTTACTTCGCTGTCTCCTGCATCTGTTGAGTTAGTTATTGTTTTTTCGTTTCCTTTTTCTGCTTCTGTAATTGTTATATTTGTATTTGTAAAAGGGTTGTCATGTTGTATAGCATCATACAGTTTTGTATAATACGGTATTAATTCATTCATTCTTGACAAAAAAGCAGTTTTCCACATTCCTAATGTTTCAAAACCAATGTAATTATTCCAGTATCTAAGTAAAAAATATGTCTTAAAAGTGTACAGGTCTTTTCTATCCTTTGAATAAAAAGGAAAATCAAAGTCAAAAAATTTATCTTGTGTCTTATCAATTGTCCTTTGTACAGACAAGTCCATACTCCATAGTTCTTGGGTTGGGATAAAGCTTTCACAAATATCTTTGATAGTGGTAGTGTATTTACTCAATCTCGTCACCCTCTTTTCCTTTTTGCATATATTTGTCAGGTACATAGCCGTTCATCATGGTTGGCAACTCGCTATTGAAATCTACTGTTACATTAAGCCCCCATAATTCATTTATTGCGCTTGCACATCTTCGCCTTAATGTTAAGCCGACATTTCGGTTAGCTTCAATTTGTCCGTTATTTCCTGCCGTTTCTCCTGTTACTAGACGTTCGCCTTTTTCTACAGGGTTGCTTTCATATCCTAAAGATGTTAATACTTGCGACCATAAATCTCTCAATTCTTGTTCGCATTTATCTACAATGTAAGGCGCTCCCATGTTTAACGCTTTAATATCTTTTAGATTTAACGAGTCAGAAAGTTTTAGAATAGGTAAATAATTGTCATACTCTTCACCTAATATTTCAAATGTCATTTTCTCATTGTCAGAGGAAGAAAGAGCAACAGGTGTACGCTGTGCATACATATTAATGCCTTTTGTTTTCCAAGTATTCGCCATTGCATCAGCATACATTAAAGCTTTGTAATAGTACGGCATTGTTGAATAGTTGTTCCATAAGATACAGCTATTTTCTTTGCCATATTCCTCAATATATCCATTTGCAGTATAAGCAATTCTATCTTGAGGGATGTTGTAAATATCGGGTAACCCTGACAACGCAACTTTCATAAAAGCGTACCCTGCAATTTTATCTTTGATGAATACACCAAGTCCATGCCAAAATAGCGTTTGTTCAATGTACATAGGTAATATTTCTTTAGGCAAATCATGCCATTGATATCGGTTCACGAATATATCAAAAATATCGTAAAAATAGATAGTTTTGATTGTATTAAAATCATCAATGATTTTTTTATTTTTACATTTTTCAAAAATTCTTAACGGATTTCGCATGATATCACCTCCTTAATTATTGGATAGTCCATAATTTCCTATATCATCAGTATGCCATAATGTCACGCCATTGTCAAATATATTTCTCAATTTTTTTAACTGGTCTAAATCAATGTCACCTGTAAAACTACAATGTGAAGTTTTTATATAGTTCCAATTCGAACGTGAATGTAAATAAGGTGTTGTTATTTTATTAATCGGGTAACCGAATTGCTCGAAAAAGCTATCAGCCATTTCTGCAAATTGTCTTTTACATGACATTTCGTAAAAATCAACACCGCACTCATTAATCCCTGTCAACACATTTTCTGATAATGCTTTGCCATGTGTGACTCCTGCGTTTCTAGCTCTGTCTGTCTGATTCGCCAACATTCCAAGTGCATCCCAAAAAGCGTTTGTTGTTTTGCCAAGTCCATTAATACCGCCTTGTAAACTCCCACCAGCCAAACCAGCTAAAGCTGTTCCTGTTCCTATGGTAGCATCAACCGCTGTGTGTACTTGAGATAACGCTATAGAACTTTTGTTTTGCGCTAACCATGCTCGATAAGTGTCAGAAGAAAAGGAACACATAGGAAAAGAAGAGTTTACAAGAGCTTCATTCATTAAACCATGCTCTAACTTTTCGCGTGTCTTATAATTATTAGGTGTTGTGAGAACCTGTGGCAAGGTTGCAATTGTACCATAACTGTTAAATTCAAGAGATTTATCCCGATTATAACTGTACTCATATCTGTAAATGTGTGTATTTCCTTGGTTATTGTCAGCAAGACAGAATAACCACGGATAAGAATATAACTTTTTATTCTTCGGTTTATATCCCTCAAAAACATTATCTGATATCTGCATACTTGTTATTTTAGGTTTGATTTCTTTTCCACCTAATGCGAGAGTGCATAGTTTTGGGGACATGAACAACCCTATTACTGCATCTTGCGCGCCTTGGTTGTTATAATCTTGTAATAGTGTGTTTATTCCTTTTAGTCCATCATCTGTAGTAATATCATAATGTCCAATACTACCCCAACAGTATACGCCATTTTCGACACGCCCCTCGAACCAACTCTGTTCCGTTGTCCCTCTTGTCACAAAAGCGCAACATTCAGTTGGTGTTAAGTCTAATTTTTTATGACGTGATACAATCGTTTCACCCGTTTCGATGTTTACAGGTATTAAATTTATGCCTATCGCGTCGGCACTTCTAGGGATATGATGATATTCCACAAAGCAAGGTTTGATATTTGTGGAATAAAAGTTGTTCTGAAAAACATCTAAAGAAAAATTAATTCTAGTTGTTTTTTCGGATAGCCACTCGATAGAGTCGATAAAGCAAAATACCCATTCGTTAGAAATGCCTGTATTCTGAAAAGCTAAATAGTTCAAATTTAACGCTTTCATTTCTGTAAACGGAACGCGAATATCATAATTTCCTACTCTTATAGGTGCAAGATGTGACAAATCAACTCCGTTGATATGTTTACGATATGATTCTAAATGATTTAACAAATCCTCTTTTGAATTGTATAGTCTAACATGTTCATATTCGTCAGACCACGGTACTCCACTATATAGTCTCAATTTTGTATCGGGGTTGCGTGGTGCAACCCCTCCTTGTGTTGGTAAATTTATCATAGATAAATACCTCCATTAATTATGGCTCTTTTGTAAATTTTTCAGTTTTTGCGATAGTCTCGTTCGGTCGGTAGATAGCTTTCAACACAATATTTCCCTTCTCATCTGCTCCCGTGTGTAAGAGATGCGTACCTGGAATGACATACGTCTTAGCAGAAGTTGCTCCGCTTTCCACTTCAAGAGTCACTAAATTCTGATGATACGTACCAGGTTCACCACCTGTTACCGTTACTTTAACTTCCTGTGTCTGCCCTGCTGTGTAAGTTTCTGATGTGATGGATAAGTCTGGTGTATCAACAACCGTGTCAGTTGTAAATACACGAATCGGGTAGAATGGACTTGCACTTACCATTTCTACTTGTGTATAGAAATAATTCCAAGATAATACATTCGCAAGTTTTTGGTCTGTCATTTCCTTGAACTGGTCGCGCACGTTGAAGAATCGAACATCACACAATACACCTTGAATAGCATCATTGGCGAATTTATCCACAATTACTGTCTGAACTGCTACGTCTGCCTTGTCCATATGGAACGCATAAGCTAAAGCTTCAACACTAATCTGTGCGTTCACATTTGGCGTTGTAATCCAAATAAGGTTGGTTGGCATAGCGTGAGAGGTTGCGCCAGCGGGATTATTTTCTGGCAATGGAAAGCCAAATTCGCCGACTGCTCTTTTGACCTCAATCAATAATTTTTTCGCTGTCACTTCATCAATAACCGCGTCAACGGTCACCGCTGGAAGCACCTCTTTTTTATAACCGGCATTAATCAAATCTCGCATTGCAAGATACTCGTCCCAGTTCGCACCTGTGATAGCACTTTCCATTTTTGCCATAATCATGTCACGAATTCCATATTCGCTTGTAAAAGCTTTTCTCAGATTATCATAAGTAACCGTAACTGGGTACTGGATTTCAAGATTTACATTATGGAATACACTCATAATATAAGATTGATACTGTTGAAAAGCAAATTTAAAATCCGCCTGTGAATCATAGACACGACCTTTACACATATTCACATAAGTCTCTTCATGTGTTTCACCGTATCGCATAGGTTCTTTTTTGAATCTTGCTAACGGGTTTCTCCACGCAATACTGTCCACCGTTTGCATACCGATACGGTTAATCAAAGATGGTACGATTTCATTTCTAACAGGAGCATAATTCAGAATATTATCATATACACTCTGTAAGTTGTCAGACACCTCAACAGGTAGATGATTCTGAACTTCAAAAGAAAGTTCCTGTCTTACCGCTTTTAAAATATTTTTATTCGTTGCATCTGCCATTTATCATAACACCTCCTTATTCTGTCTTACCGTCAAAGTCCAAATCTTCGACAGTAATTTTTTCTTCTTTTTCGTCTTTCTTTTCTTCTCCGTCTGCATTAGTGGCGGATTCTTTCATTCGCTCTTTAAAGCGTTTTTTGTACTCGCTTTCGAGTTTCATATACTTGTCTTTCCACTCGCTGTCCGTTTCTCCGCTTCTTTCGCCCTCGTAATTCTGTAAGACTTCAATAGCGTCTCCGTGTTCTTCCACGTCTGCTACAGCGTCAATTAATTCACTTAAAGCTTCATTAAAATCCATTAAGACTCCTCCTTTTTATTAGTGCTACCCTTTTATAGTTATCATTATATCACCACGGAAAGAAAAAGTAAAGTGGCATTTTTGATTTTTTTATGTGTGGATGTATTGGGTACGGTGATAATGTTTGAAGATACGCATACCATTTTAATGCATTCTTTTTTCTTTCCTCTTCTTTTTCAACCCCTGCGCGCTCAAAATTTTTTAAGAAAACTAAAGCTAGATAGTCGGGTTCTTTCGTAGACTTTCGAAATTCTTCCCATGATATCGGATAGGAAGTTGTTTCTATCCATTGACCGCTATTTGCTGTTTCTTCATCAAGCCAAACGCATTGATAACACCCGTCTGTGATATCATAGCCGTTAGCGTTCGCCCAGTCTGTATAGTTTGTAGCTGGTGTCCATTGGACAAGACCATAACCACCATTATAGTTTCCCTCTTTTAGCGACTGCCACAACTCAGGGTTAATATTAGATTCTATCTCTATATTCCCTAGCATTCCTGCAATTGCATTTAGAGTGAAATCCTTAAAAAACATGGTGCTATAAAAAACATATGCGTTATTTTTCATTTCATCGTCTGTCAGATATCGGTTTCCGTGAATCCATTCGAGGGTCATTCCTGCACTATCCCCGTACCGATATAGTTTTGTCCATGCAGAGGGTTTACTTGTATGAGAATTAATGCTCACTTGGTCGGGTAATGGATAACGTCCACTGTGCGCCCCCATGGTAATACCACCGTTTCCTGCGCCTGCACCTTGATATACCATCTCTGTATGACCACTACGCCATACGATGTCTCCCGACTGCCATGCTTCATTAATGCGGATTTCTTTAAATCCAGCCTGTAATAAGTAGCCCTCTTCTGTCCTTGTGGTAAACCATGGATTTACTGAAAAAAATCCTGCTTCTGTCAAAGCTTTCGAAATAAAAGAACTACAATCATAATAAGTAATACCGTTCACGGTCTGCCCGTATCGATATGACTGTGAGTAACCTATATTTGGGGCATTACATGCATTTATCGCCCATTGATACGCTACATTAATATTTGGCATTTATTTTCACCTCATTAAAATGTTTCACGTGAAACATTTTTTGCCCCACGTGAAACATTTTTTATATTCATTATTTTGTGGAGTTTTTTTCATACGTTTCCACGTCTGAGCATACAGCCTGCAAAATCCGTAAATCCCATGGGGAAGTGTTATCAAACGCGTAACATGGTATCGGTCTACCTGTACTGTCTAAATGAATCTTTTTCAAGATTTCAAGACACGCCCCCTCTGTAATATGTCTTACCTTATCCCCATTGAACCAAAACCAATTTCCGCTTTCTTTATCTTGAAATAATGCATTCATTCCATTAATACCTCCAATCATACTATTTATAGCATCGTTTGAATCATATTTATTTGTGTAGTCTTTATAGACATGGTTCACGTCACATCTACCATTAATGCCGTCAACTCTTCCATTACTGCTATACTGCCAAATATCAACATTATTCATGTCTAACGTATTTGAATACCTAGCAATCCATAAGTCATACCCCCATGTTTCCCCGATATACTTCTCATACCATGATTTACTAGCGTAAATTCCTGCTTTGTACCCATTCATTAGCATTGCATCGCAAAAGCGCTTTGCGTTGTATTTTGCGACATGTTGTGTGCCTCTTTCTTCACTGTCAAAAAATACTGGTAAAGTAGGATTATGTCCTTTTAACAATCTAAGGCAATGGTTGATTTCACTCTCAATATTTACTTTGTTTTTTGCACAAGAATATAAATATACTCCATACAATATCCCCAATCGTTCGCATTCACGGACATTTCTTTCCCATTGTTTATCATCTTGTGATACTCTGTCTTGTCCGTATCCGCAACGAATTATCACATAGTCAACAGCGTTCTTTAACTTTTCAAAATTAACAACCCCGTCATAATGTGAAATGTCAACAGCTTTTTTTACACTCATTTTTTTACTCCTCTCTTTTTTCCTTGTCTAGTGTGTCACAAATACGTTGAAGCGCAATCGTGTTGTTGTTTAGCGCTTCTGTGATATCTGTCATTTCCTGCTTATGTGCATCATTCAGCTTATCGATACGTTCATCATTTTTGTCTTCTCGATATTTCACATACCACATTGACGCAATCGCAACAGCTGTCGGCACACCTAGCGTATTAATAATTGTCATGACTTCATTTATCATGTTATCACCTCCTTTTTTATATCATAACATAAAATGAGCATATTTGTAAATAAAAAATGTTTCACGTGAAACATTTTCCACGTGAAACATGATGCACGTTGCAAAATAATCGAATCAAAGGGAACGCAAAGCCAAAAATTGATATCAGACTACTCGTCTATGTGCGTGTATATCAATTACAATGTTCGTATTATTTTGGGTGCATGATTATTATATCAAAGATATCTTAACTTGTCAATGTTTCACGTGAAACATTAAAAAGATATGACATCAAATATCATGTTCTTACACTCCAAATTTTCAAACAATAGTAAACCTCTGTTAAAATATTCTCGTAACATTGCTACAATATAATGGGTTGAATTTACTCGTATTGCTGTATTATCTATCACATCATTTTTCGTAAAACATATTCGTGTAGGAAAACTTTCATCTGCCCCTGTTGATATATACATATAAGCATCATATTTTCTTGCGTTGTACATTTTTTCATTGAATCTAATTGTACAAATATAACGCGACTGCCCCGTTGGTTTTCCAATCAAACAATCATTATCATTTAGATATTTATTTTCACTGGCATATTCATTATAAGATGCACTTTTAAAAGCTCGAGCAATGCCACTTTCCTTATAAGCTGTTGAAGCATTTTCATTATAAGTTCGCTCAAACACCCACCCATCACCACGCAAAAATTTAGTGTTATATTTTAGCATTTTATTGATACCAAAAACGCTATAATAAGGGTTTAATAATGATACAGTATTTGAAGCCATATATAACACTACTCTTCTATGTTGCTTTCCGTGCCCTGCACTAATCGTTGTGAGCAATGACAAAAGTTTGTTTACCTCGTTTGTCAAATATACATTGTCCTCATCTTGGTATTCATCAAAAAACACAGAATGAATATTTACAAATAACCCACGCATTTTTTTATACTTTCTTGCTACTGATAACGCTAAACAATAACCGCATGGTTCTTCATTTAGAAATAATTGAACAAGTGAACCGTTCATTAAACTCTTTTCAGTCATAACATACCCATCAAATTTTTCAGAGATATCTCCAAAATATGTATCGGCACAATTCCTCATATCAACTACATTTCTATATAGATAGATAAATTGGTTTTCAGGTCTGTATTTATCCTTTAAAAAGTCAGATACTTGTCTACACTTGATAGAATAACTTTTACCTGCCGTTCTATTGCCATCAACTATATAAATATCGGGGATATTCCCGTTTTTATCCTTTAAAGTTAGTAATCTATCACAATGATAATAGACATCATTTTTCATTTTAACACCTCCCTAATGTTTCACGTGAAACATTTTTTATTTAAAAAAGAGGGGTAGCATATTGCCACCCCATTAATAAGAAGAGAAATAGAACTGTTTCTCACGTCGTTATATTATAAATTTGACACATCCAAGGTACAATTTATATAATCGCGTCCTGCTTTTGTCTTTCCGCTAATTTTAATGATAGAAAATTTTTCACCGTCCATCACGCTTTCAATGTCTTTCAAAGACTGCCTAAATGTTGCAGACTGTCCAGAATATACTTTCTTATCGGGTGTGATAATGCTCACAATCTCCTGTATATCTCCATCATCTTTAATATCATTAAAGATAATATAACCGTCTACAGGAATAGACTCGTCATCTTCAATATTTTTTAATGGTTCAATGTCGGGTGCTGTGGTCATAAGATATTTTTCCACCTTTGTGAACTCTCTACTCATTTCCTTAATTTCTACCATGTTAATTTCCTCCTATTTTTTCCTTTTAATCTTCCTTTTTAATTTCCTGCAACTCTGCTTCAGTAACAATTTTTTCACTCTTAACATCTGAGTTGAGTAAGAACTGCTCATCAGTCATAACACGTTTTTCCAGTTTAAATTTAATATCTAAAATGGAAACAATGTCATCTTTGTACTGCTTTTCAATCAAGATTTCTGCTTTTTCTCTTGTCTTACAATTTGCTAGTTTTTCGTCAAAGCAATCTTTCTTGATTTCTCCCGTCTCCTTGTCTTTGTAGATTCTTTCAACTGATACCTCCGCCGTTACTAATGTCCTTGTAACCATCTTTTTTCCTCCTTTTTTCTGCTTTCTTTGAGTGTGAATTGTAATGTAATATGTTTATTTATTACATTATTATAATAACACAACAACTAAATATAGTCAAGTATTATATCATAATTTTTTATCTTTTTGTGCATGGATATTAAAGTCTTTATTTCTTAATACGATTCCTCCTTTTACCCTCTCTGCTTTCAAATTACAAGTTTCCATAATAAGACCAGTGGATAACTCGGAGATATCTTTTCCGTCTTCAATAAATTTTCGCTTTGCTTGGCTACTCATACCGCAAGCCTTGATATCAAGATAAGGCTTACATGGTTTGTGATTCTCTTCTACAATATGCTCAGCGTAAGTTTTTTGCCTTTCATAATAGGCAAAATCGAACGTACTTTCGCATTTCCAACAACAAAAGTTAGTCGGGTGCTCTATAACTTTATTCGCTTTATCAAGACCAAGCAAATGAATTGAATCTGTGTCTGCGTAGCAAAATCGGTCATAATTTGCCATAGCGTGACGGATTGTAAAATTCATAGCATAAGAAGTAATAGCACTACCGATTGGGATATATCCCACTTTCTTTTCATGCTCCTCGTGTAAAATAAATCTGATAATGCCATCTTCATCAAGATAGGGTTCTTTATATGAGGAGTTATCCGACATAGCAAATTTACCATAAAGATTATTTAAAAATAGTTTAGCTTTCTGCCTTTTAAAGCCTTTTGAAGTTCTTTTTTCTTCTCCGTATTTGTCTATATATTCATCAAAAAACCCTTGTCTAGCGTAGAACCATATGTAATCATAAATAACTAAATCGTAAATATCATATGTTTCTTGAAATAATTCCCAGTCAGTACAAGTCATTGTTAAAGTAATATTTGTATCATGCATATTACCATCAATATCACGATAATATCGATAATATTCACCTCTATATCTAACATTAGAACTATATAGATTTTCATTCGCTTTATACAATGCACTCTGCCTAATATGAAGCCATGGGAACGCACCTTTTTTTAATTGAAAACGGCAATTGAAGCGAATAAAAAAATATTTATTAGTAGAACTTATAAGTTCATCAGGTGGCGCTCCTCTGTGATATTCTCCGTGACCGAACGGATATTTATTGCCACTAATACTATGCATCATGGACGGGTATAGAGAGTTTACATCCAGCACTAATCCACAGCCTACCACCATATGCGCGTATTGAGGGTTTACATAGCACCATCCGCCATGGTATGATTTGTGAACATAATCCCACTGATTCCATACATCTGTTATTGACTCGTCAAGATAATCTTCTCTAATATCTGGAAATAACTTATCATATTGTTTAGCATCATAAAACCCTTTAAATTCTGATAAACAACATGAACCTATAGTAAGTTTATCATGCTTTTCATTGAACATCATTTCAAGAGCCTCTTTTAACACTAACACATCATTTTCAATATATTTTTTCTCGCTTTCAGATATGTTGCAATAGGCATATCTTTCACCCTCGTATTCAATGTCTAGCTTTTGATGCTTTGTCCCAAATGATTTCCCGATATTTTTTAATGATGAGGGCATAAGCTTTAAAGAGTTTCGGATTTCTAAAAAAGTCTTATTCCATTTTAATTTAATCCAATACCAAGAACCCATATCAGAGATACAAGTTTGAAATTCTTTTGACCTCATTTCCTTATCTTTACAATGTACCCATCTCCAACCCTCTCTCAGTAAAAAATCAACTATAAAAGAACCGTCAAAAGCTAAATTATGGAAATACAATATATTATTTCCTTTCATTATTAAAAATCTATTTAAAAAATCTCTTATAGAGTGAGTTATTGTTACTGTTTCAGTTTCATCATATAACGCCACATCTGCACCGCTCCAAACTTCTGTACTGTCTTGTTTTTTACCTTTTTTCTGTTCTACCTTTTCACCCCAAACAGTTGTTTCAAAATCGCATGCCCAAAAAACGATATTCTTTTTCCGTGACATTAGACTTCCCCTCTTTTTATTCTTTTTCAATAACAATATCTTGCTCTTGTAAAAATTCTTGAAAATCTTCTGTGTTACTAAGAACGCCCATTCTACGTAAAATATTCCAAAACACAGCGTCAACCGTGGTTTTATCCATGTAAGGCTCTGTTGGAAATGCTTCTGGTTCTTTCGCGTAAGTATAAGCAAATAACGCTCTTTCTTTATCTGACGCATTGGCTAATAAAGCGTCTGTTTTTTGTCTTAAATAGTCAGCTGTTTTTGGTGCAAAACTCTCTAAAGAATCATACCATGAGTCTATAATAGCCTCATAATCTAATACAGGATTTAATATATTCACTCTAATACCTTTCTTTAGTAACATTTTTAACTCTTTTAAGTCAAAATCATGCATTCTAGCGTATTCCTGTTCTTGCGGTGTTAATTTTATAAAAACTCTGTTTCTTTCAAGTGCTTTTTTGCGTCCGTACTCTTTAGCTGTTATTTCTTCGCCTGTAAGCATATCAACAACCGGAACATTTTTTCGTATTTCTTTTGCAATCTGTTTTTTAATTCTATCAATAGAAGCTTGTGATGGGTTTTTTACTCTCTTGATTATCTTTACTTGTACGCCTTGTTTTTGCTGATTTCTGACACGGGATAAATATTTAGTATATTCATGAGAATATTCTTTTTGTAAAATATCCGCTTTTGTTTGTTTCTTTTTTATTCGCTTATTTGCCATTATTCGCACCTCTCAACTTTTCGCAATAATAAACCATGTGGAACACGGGTATACTCTATATAATCACCTGCATGGATATCTAAATCTTTTACTGCTTCTTTAGGAAGCATGACACGGGCAGTATAACCGCCAGTGCCACTTTTTGTGAACATTACTTTGTATCGTAACAATGCGTTAGTTAATTTTGCCATGTTTTTCCTCCTTATAAAATACTAAATATTTTCCAAGTAAAATCTGAAAAATGCTCTGCAATAAATGATACAGATGATAAGAATAAATATAATAAAAAGGTTGTCATGATTATAACTGATACAACACATAAGAAATAAAATATTTTTTCTGGTTTGGTGCATGGCTCTTTTTCTTCTGTAGGTATGTGCCTTGCTATCCATTCTGTAGGTGTTTCATACAATGTTTCACGTGAAACATTATCAATATCGAATTCATCATTATTAATTTCATCAAAACCAGTATAAATATTTTTATTAGTTTCTAAATTTTCCACCCAGTATGGAGGGTCTACAAATACTGCTATGTATTTGTTTAATGAGTTTTCAGTGTAGAAGTCATGAACTTCTACGCCAAAATCTGTGATATTATGTAATCTGTATTTAATCATTTTTATTCCTCCTTAATAACCTTGAATAATATCTAGTTTCCCAACAAGAGTATAATTCACGTAGTTTATTTTCTTCATTCTTCCTTTCAACATATGTGAAATCTGATAATTCTAAATAAGCTGATATTCTACCAACTTGCAGTATAAAAGATACTAAATCTTTATCATACTTCCCTAACTCAATATCTTGTTTAAATATGTCATAAAATAGTTGATACTTTTAATTCATTTTTATTCCTCCTTATTTTTACTAGGTTTCCTTGTTTCTATAATTATAATACCACACACCCGATTATTTGTCAAGTATTTTTTCGTGATTTTTTAACCAAATGGGAGTCGTGTTCTCATCGGGAATAACGAAAGCCCTCT